CCATTTGGAGTAGCAACTATCTATAACTATAAAGATGGAAAGAACTATATGGGAGATGAGGGTATGGAGGTAGAGGAAATTACAGAGTGGCATATAGGAGGGCATAATAAAGAAACAGCAGGATATATAGTAGGAAAGATTATATAAGTTTAGTAGAAATAAAAATGAGATATAATCCAGAAAGGTATTGGCAAAGCAAGAAAAAGATAGATTTATTTGAGTTAAGTGTATATTTCTTCGCAATGTTAGGATTGAGTTTCTTATGTTGGATACTATTTGAGGTTGCTATGTTTATAGCAGAAAGACCTAGTGTGTTTAGTCATCTTAAATAATTTTAATATAAATAAAGATGAAAGATATAAATAAAAAGATAGGGTTGCTTAAAGAGTTTATAGTATATGATGGAGAGCAAGAAGCATACTACTATAATATGGATAAGGAATATGAGGATATTAGGGAGTTGTGGTATGAGTATAGAGATGAGGTAATAGATTTACACGACCAATATGTATTACAGTATCTAGATGAAGCATTAGAGAGTTATTTAGAGGGTGTAGATGAAGAGATATTAACTACTACCTACCTAGAAGATTTTAATCTATATGTTGAGGGAGATGATTACACTACTGATTTGACTTACTGGTTATATAGTCATACTAAAAGAGTTTGGGTATATGGACAGGACTCTTACGAGATGTCTATGTTAGGAAAGGAGATTACATTTGAGGAGTTATTAAGGAGAGCACAGGAGTTGGAAAAGGAGCAGTTAGGGAGAATAGCAAAGGAGATTATTATAGATTATTTAGAATTAAGATAAGGAGGTAAAAATGAAAAACCTAATGAATAAAGAAAGAAAGGTAGATAATCCATACGAGGTATATAGGAGTAAGGTTCTACCTAATTGGGAGTGGAGAGTATTAAGGAAGTATCAGAATGAGGAAAACGAAAAGAAAAATCCGTATGCTAGATGGTTCTGTGCAGTAAAATCTCCAATGACTTGGGGAGAGTGGGAGTATGGAGATGTCTATGTAAAGGATATATTAGAGGTATCGGAAGCATATAAGGTAGATTTGAAAGATATTCAGTAAAAATACTTGATGTTTTGTGTAGGGTTCTGTATAATAAAATATATATAAATTATTACAATAAATAAAATGAAAGAACTTAAAAAAGTTCAAGAGGAGTTAAAAGTTCCGAAAGGGCAGTTTAACTCGTTCTCAAACTTCTATTACAGGAGTTGTGAGGATATCCTAGAAGCAGTTAAACCTCTACTTAAAAAGGAGGGATTGTTTCTAACTATTTCAGATGAGTTAGTTAATATAGGGGAGAGATACTATATTAAAGCGATTGCTAGTGTTAAAAACGAGGCAGGAGAGGAAGTAGTGGTTACTGGTTACGCAAGAGAAGAAGAAACGAAGAAAGGTATGGACGGAAGTCAGATTACAGGTTCTTCAAGTTCATACGCAAGAAAGTATGCGTTGAATGGTATGTTCTTAATAGATGATGGTAAAGACGCAGATAGTATGGATAATAGGGATAACGAAACAAAGGTAGCAGATATAAAGATGGTTACGATGAAGCAAGGGAAATTATTACAGTCATTAGGAATGGAGAGAGAAGATATTAAGAAACTTACCTCAAAGGAAGCAAGTTCTAAAATTAAGGAACTAACTGGCAATGAATAATATAGATAATATAATTAAAGATATGGATAGTAAGGAAGAGAAAGAGAGGGTTGTTAATGGTATTAAGATTGAGAGGTATAGACCAAGTGCTATTGAGAGTTTAGAGAGTATGGGGAGAGGTTTTAAGGTTAAGGAGAGGTTAGAAAAGGAAAGGGAGTTAAGAGGTAAAAGAAAAGCCAATCCAACGCAATGGAAAAAAGCAATGGAGAATTGGCAAAGTATAGTTAATTTTTATGAGAAAGGAGAATAAAATGGATTACTTTAGCAGGAGTTTTGATATAGAGGGTATGTTAGAAGATAATGGTATTTGGTTATCATTACAGATTAAACTACCTAAAGAGGATTTCGTAGATATGGCAGAAAAACTATCTATGGAGCAAAAGGATTGGGATAAGTTTTGGAAAAAGACGAGGTATCAGAAGAATAAATTACAAAAGAGAGATGAAACTATCGCTTGTATAATTAGAGGTAAAGAACACGAATTAACAAGAGAGGAGTTTGGTTTTGTATATTTCATACTGCTTGGAGGTGCTACTGACGAGGTAAGTAATTGTTGTGGAGCAGGAGTATATCCTCATAACGATAAAGACCATACAAGTAGATGTAGGGATTGTGGAGAGGGTTGTAGAGTGGTTTATGTATGGGATTTCTAGTTCATTAAAATAGGGTTAGTATCTCACTCCCTCTTACTGGTATCTCACAAGGATTACTGGTAGGTAGGAGTGGGATATTGCCCACATAATCGGACAAGGGAAGTCAGGTCTATGGAATGAGGGATTAACTCTCTCTTTCATAAGCGGTAATCGGGCTGGGCAGTCCCTTACTGCGTTTATTTATTCGGGGGTAGAATGGTATGACCTAGCCACACTACCCAGTCCGATAATATATATAAGTTCAGTTTAATAATTAAAATGGAATACAAGATAGAGTTAGTTGAGGGAGGTTATCTAATAACTATTACTACTTCGGCTTTTAAGCAAACAAAGAAGGTAGTATTCGGTAGAGGTGGGTTGCTAGATGATGTCGCAAAGTTTGTAGAGATGGTAGAGGGGTTAAAAAAAGAGGGGAGTGAATAAGGGAGGTGGAAGTTGGAAACAGAAGCACCTTACAGTTTAGAAACCCTTTCAGAACATTATTTGGCTGTATTTTATGGGAAGCAGAATTATAAAAGAGAACAAAAAAGTAAATGGTTTGGAATGCTTGAGGAAAGGGAAAGGTGTCCGAAGTGCTTTTCGTTTTGGTTGTCAGAACCTAGTAAGTCAAAACATTACAAGGTTTGTAGGAATTGTAGAGCAATAATTTTAATAAAAAATAAAAATGAGGATAGAAAGGTTAAAAAGGATACACCCTAATCATTATAAAGTTCCTAGTATGATAGGAAAGTATCAGTATCTGTATAAGTGTAAAAAGGGTGGTGCGAGTTTAATAAAACTTCTAAACTATTTTCACGAGGGAGATGACTTTTGGGAGGTTCTATTTTATGGGGAGAGTGATGTTGAAAGGTTTGATACTTTAGAAGAAGCAGAGGAGTATATATTAAAAGAGTTGAGTGGTGGTTCTAAAATTAAGTTAATCAAAAAGGGAGATGAAGATAATTAAAAACCTAATTGCTTTAATAAGGGTGTTTCTATCTACTCCGTTTATATTATTAGCATTGATATTCCTAACCTTATATTTGTTAATAGGTGGAGAGGATTCAGTAGGAGTATGTGAGAAGTTGGCGAGTAAGTTTTTAAGGGAGGTAGAAGAATGTTCAAAACAGCAGTAGAGTTAAGAAATTACAATAGAAGAATGGACAAGAGTGTTACATTAAGAGTGGACACTACTTTTGAAATGAAGCCACAGGATATAGCAGAAATAGATAGTCATTTGGGAGATGTAGGGGTGTTAGTGTTAAGCGATACTCCACAAGGTAATGATTTAGATATGGAGGAGATATTAAAGGATTTGGAGGTGGATAAGGATATACCTAAAAAGAAAAGTCCTAGTAGAAGATTTAGGGATATATTGTGGAGATTATTAGAGCAGAGATTGGGTAGAAAGCCAAGTGAGGAGGAGTTTGGAGTGTTTTATAGAGATGAGTATGACAAGATATGTAGCCATTATTTAGATAAGTTTGAAGACGATAAGGTGGTATGAGTTACGAGCCAGTTAAAATAGATATACCTAAAAAAGAGAAGTTAAGGATTTGGGCTTGGGTTAAAAAGCATAATACTGCTAATAGAGGAAAGTTTGATGGTAATTTAGAGAAGCAGTTTCTAGGAAAGTTAGCAGAGAGTATGGTATGTGAGTATATGACTGGTAAAGAGTTGGAGTTAAAAGATGATGGGTTTGACGGTGGAGTGGATTTTGTATTTGAGGGTATTAAGGTAGATGTAAAGAGTATGGGTAGGAATGTATTTACAAAAGAGCATTACGAGAATAACTTTATAGACGACCAGAAAGAATATAAAACAGATATGTTAGTGTTCACGAGTATCAATAAGAAGAAGCAGGTGTTAGAGATATGTGGTTGGTTATCTAAAGAGGAGTTTTTAGAGGTAGCAGAGTTTCATAAGCAAGGGCAGAAGATATATAGAGATGATGGGAGTAGTTTTGAGAATGAAACTGGATTATGGACTTGTAAGAATAGCCAATTAAAAGATATTAGAATGTTAATATAAGTAAAAGAAAAAATGTTAATAGAAACAATGGTAGAGAAAGCAAAAGAAGAAGAAAAGAAAGAGCAACAAAGGAGAGATGATTACTATTACTTAAAAGGTTATAGTGAAGCATTAAAAGAAGTAATTAAGTTAATTTTAAGTAAGAATGAAACAGGGTAAACAGCAGAATACAAAATGGACTGCACCAAGGTTAGCAGAAGAACTTGAAATCCCTTATATAACAGTAAATAAGAGAATGAAAAGTAAGTATGCTGATAAAAGATGGGGAGTCGTAGAGGAGTTAATGCCTGATGGAACTATTAAGAGATATGTGCCAGAGGACAAACTTTATCTATGGCGACAAGAGCCTGATTACAGGGGCAGACCGGTGTTTAAGTAATCTTGACAGGTGGGATTTATCCTGTAATAATGGATAGTTCAATATAATTTTATATTATTTCAAGATGAAGACACCATCTAAAAAAACTGTTTCTACTGCACAGATAATAGCGGTAGTAGCCCTCTATATTTCATTTCAAATCTTTTCAGATATTCTAGCGATTAAAGTCGCTTCTTTATTTGGAATAGCATTTACAGTAGGAACTATCATTTATCCTTTCACTTTTACATTGAGGGATATGGTTCATAAAATCCTAGGTAAGAAAGGTGCTAGACAGGTCGTAATATGGGCAGGGGTTCTCAACCTTTTAATGGTTGGATTGTTTCAGTTGGCAATTTTATTACCTCCTGACTCACATTGGGGAATACAGAATGAGTTTTCAATAGTATTGGGTTCGGTGTGGAGAATAGTAGTAGCATCTATTTTGGCAGAGATTATAAGTCAGTTAATAGATACAGAAGCATATTCTTTTTATGTAAATAAGATAACTAAAAAATATCAATGGGGTAGGGTATTGTTCTCTAATTTCTTTGCTTCGCCCGTTGATTCAATGGTGTTTGTGTTTGTCGCATTTTTAGGTATATTACCTATGTCCGTTTTGTGGACTATGATAGGGGTTCAGATAGTGGTTAAATGGTTAATGGCAATCATATCTATTCCGGGGATATATCTCGTAAAGGATAAAGAAGAAGTTAAAATGTAAAAACTAAATAATGAAAGCAGTTGTAGTATATTCGGGTGGTATGGATAGCCTAACCTCTCTATATTGGGCATTAAAGGTATACGAGGAGGTTAAAGCAATCTCTTTTAATTATGGACAAAAGCACTCCAAGGAGTTGGATTATGCTAAAGAGGTATGTAAAGAGTTGGGAATAGAGCATAAGGTTATAGATATATCTTTTCTTAAAGAACTCACCTCTAATTCGTCCTTAACGGGTTCTATGGATATCCCAGAGGGGTATTACACGGATGAGAATATGAAATCCACGGTGGTTTCAAATAGGAATGCTATATTTCTTAACGTAGCCATCGCTTGGGCTTGTAATCTTGGGTATAACGCAGTAGTTACTGGTGTTCATAGTGGCGACCACGCAATATATCCAGATTGTAGAAAGGAGTTTATATACTCTGCTTCTACTACTTCTTTACTTGCCACAAAAGGTATAGGGGATATAGAAATAATAGCCCCATTTGTAGGAATAGATAAGTCCAATATAGTTAAAATGGGAGATACTTTGGGAGTAGATTATTCAAAGAGTTGGAGTTGTTATAAGGGAGGAGAATTACATTGTGGTAAATGTGGAACCTGCACGGAGAGAATAGAAGCATTTGAATTAGCCGAGGTAAAAGACCCTACTTTATATGATAGCGATAATTAGTTGTTCTAAACAGAAAGTAAAAAGGAAAGGAATTAAAGCAAAAAATCTTTATTCTGCTAGCCCCTTGTTTAGATTATCCTACAAGTATATTAAAAAGTATTATCCTCATCTACCTATTTATATTCTATCTGCAAAGTATGGTTTAATAAAAGAGGATACAATAGTGGATTATTATAATAAAACCTTTAAGGATTATAGTAAAAAGGAGAGAATAGAATTAAGTAAACAATATAAGGATTTAGAGGATTATGTTTTTATAGGAGGGGCTATATATAAGGAAATATTAGGAAAAGAGCCGGTAAGAGATATCGGAGGAGGGTTAAAAATAGGACAGAAGTTAAGATTTCTAAAAGAGGAGTTAAAAAAATGAAAATATATCTAGCAGGATTGTCTACCCAACCGGAATTGGCAAGGTATGGTGGAAGATATCTGGAAAGTTATTTATATTTTAGAAAACAAAAGAAAAGTATCAGTGAGCTTATTAGAGGATGGGGAGTAAAGGATTTTATTTTGGATAGTGGGGCTTTTACTGCTTATACGCAAGGGGAGGTTATAGATATAAGGGAGTATGGGGAAACTATACTGGCAAATAAGGAGGTAATTACTCAATCGGCAAATCTTGATGTTATAGGAAACCCAGAAGAAACATATAAAAATTGGCTATTACTAACGGATATGGGTTGTAATACTCTCCCAGTTATACATTATGGAGCAAACAAGAAGTGGTTTGATGTATATTTAGGAGAGCACAAAGTTAAATATCTAGCGTTGGGTGGTTTGGTTCCTTATGTCAAAAAGAAAACAAAGATTAAAAAATGGTTAGATTATTGTTACTCTATATTAAAGAATTATCCAGAGGTAAAGGTTCATTTATTCGGGGTAACTACTAATTGGATATTGCAGAGGTATCCTATATATAGTTGTGATAGCACGGGTTGGTTATACGCAGGAAAAAGAGGAAGAATAGTGGTATTTGAAAAGGGGAATATAATACCTCATACTATAACGGAAGTATTATCTAGAACTAATGGCTATAAAGAGAATAATACTAAAAGTGCCTTGGCGTATATGAAGTATGAAAAACATCTAACTAAACTTTGGGAGAAAAGAGGTGTAAAATGGAAATAATTAACTTAAAGAAAAATAGAAATGAATAAAATAATAGGAAAAGACCTTACGATTGATATTGGTAAAGTAAAACCTAATACTTGGAACCCTAAAGAGAGTATTGAGGAGAGTATGGAGAATAAGAAGAAGTATGAGGAGATTAAAAGGGAGGTAGAAAAGAAAGGACTATTTGAAGCAATAACGGTAAGAGAAGTCAAAGACGGATATGAGATATTAGATGGATATCATAGATGGTTGGCTTGTAAGGAGTTAGGGTTTAATGAGATAAGGATAAATACCTTGGGAAAGATAGATGATAAACTAGCAAGGGCAATTACAGTAGTTAAGGAACAAAAGAAAGTTCCTATATCAGAATTAGGTATATCGGAGTTAGTAGGTTGGTTTAGAGAACAGGATACTAGCAGAGGAGATATTATGGAATTGTTAGGATATACAGAAGAACAGTATGAAGAATATGAAAAGATGTTTGATTTTGATTGGGAGGGATTTGATGATGAAAGACCTGATACAAATGAAGAAAAGGAGGAGGAAGAAGTAATATGTCCTAAATGTGGTCATAAGTTTAATGTATAATATGGTATATGAAAAACGGGAATAAAAACGGGGTTGTAGGACCGGGCAATCCACCTGAAGAACATCAATTTACTTCGGAGAATCAACCTAGCCCAGAAGCAAAGAGTAGGGGTTGGGATAGAAGAAGAACTAAACAAGAGATAATGGACTTGATAACCGACTTGAGGGGATTGAGTATGAGGGAGTTAGAGGAGTTAAAAGAAGATATAAAAAACAATCCTGACAAGCATACAGTATTAGAAGCCAAGATGGTTCAGTATTTGAGTAAAGAGAAGTTTACTATTGACTTCCTAGATAGGAATGTAGGTAAAGCACCACAGGATATTGATATAACTTCTAATGGAAGTGATATAACAGGTGTAGAAGTTAAAATAGTTGATAGTAAAGATGAAATTACAGATACAAGCAACAAGGGTGTTCAAGAAGACAATTCAAGCAGAGAAACTTCATAAGATAATCTGCCACGAGGGAGGTTCAAGAAGTAGTAAAACTTGGAGTATCTTTCAATTCTTCTTTCTAAAAGCGATTAGGAGAGAAAGAATAAGGATAACAATAGTTAGAGATAAACTTACTTGGATAAAATCTACCCTACTTTTAGATTTCAAAGAGATGTGTGAGTTGTATGACCTACCAGTCAGTCCTCAAATAAATGTAAATAGGAGTGAGCAGGTATATGAGATATATGGTAGTGAGTTTGCTTTTTATGGACTAGATTACGCAGAGAAACTTCACGGACGAACACAAGATTGGTTTTGGATAAATGAAACAATGGAGGTTGCTAGAAAGCATTTTGACCAATTAGAAATGAGAACTAAAATAGGAGGGATACTTGACTACAATCCGTATGACGATAGCCATTGGGTATTTGATTTACAGAAAAGAGATGATGTAGAAGTAATAAAATCTACGATGCTTGACAATCCTTTCTTACCTGACGCAATTATTAAGAAGATTAAGAGTTATGAACCCACCCCAGAGAATATAGAAAGAGGAACAGCAGATGACTATATGTGGCAAGTGTATGGACTAGGTAATAAAGCAAAACTAAAGGGTGCTATATTTGAGAATTGGGATATAGTAGAAGAAATACCAGAGGAAGCAAAGTTTATAGCATACGGAAAGGACTTTGGTTATACAAACGACCCTACTACCCTAATAGCAATGTATATGATGGATAATGAGTTATACTTTGACCAAGTCCTATACGAAAAGGGTTTAACTAATCAAGATATAGTGGACAGGTATGTGGATTTAGAGATAGGTAAGTTAGAGGAAATATATGGGGATAGTTCAGAACCTAAAAGTATTGAGGAGATACGCAGGAGAGGGTTTAATATAAGAGGGGCTAAAAAGGGTTCAGATAGTATTATGTATGGGATAGATTTACTAAAGCAATATAAGATACATATAACTAAAAGGAGTGTTGAGTTAGAGAGTGAGTTAAGGAAGTATAAATATCAAGAGGATAAGATGGGCAATACCATTAACAAGCCCGTAGATGCTTTTAATCACTGTATAGACGCAATGAGGTATGTAGCAATAATGAAACTAGGTAAGAAACCCGAATTACAGTTTATAAGTAGAGGGAGTATTGGCATTTAGTATTCTGTATGATAAAGTATATATATATAAGTTCATTTGAACTAAAGAATGTTTACAGTAGAAAAGGGTAAAGAACTTTCTGTTGATATGATAGAAAGTGCCATTGAGTATAATGAAAGTGAAAGAAAGAATTATGATAAGTTAGAAAGATATTACAGAGGAAAGCACGATATACTTGATAGGGTA